ATTTTTAAACCTCGCCTATGGTTGATTCTTGAATGGCCTCGCAGGCCTTGTGTTCTGCGGCTTCCAGCGGATTTCCCGAATTTTCGTTTCTACCGTCCTTCAACCCGTGAATTAGGGAAAAACCCTTGCCGTCTAAATGGCCGTGCCACAGTTCGAGGGCGGCGCGCTTTCGCTCTTCGACGGTGGTATGGATGTAGGCCTGCACGTTGTGGCCCATCGCGTGGTTGATCAGCATCTCGCCGATTAGGAAGTCGATCCCAAGGTCTGCCCATCCAGTCCGGGCCAACTTGCGCAGGTCGTGACTGCTCCACTCGCCCTTCCCTAGCCCGGTGAACACGGCGCTGGCCTGCGCCTTGCTCATGCCCTTCCCATTTCTAGCGGGAAACAGGAACTGCCCCTCGTAGCCGCTTGCCTTCTGGTGTGCCCGATACCCAATCAGCAGCGCACACACCTGCTCAGTCAGTGGTAGCGAGTGCTCGACTCGGGTCTTGGTGTTGCCTACCGGCAGATACCAGGTGCGCTCTGACAAACTGACGTCCGACCACTGCGCTTTGCGGGTTTCACCGATGCGCGTGCCGTGGCAGAGCATCATCAGCGCGAGCATGGCCGGTTGTGGATCGGACTCGAAAAGCTCATGCAATTGGCTCATCAGCGCCTCGATCTGCACGCCACGAAGACGCGCCGGCTTGGCTTTGATCTTTGTCTTGGAGAAGTCGCTGAACTTGATGCCCACCATCGGGTTCTTCGGTATCAAGCCCAAGGTGTGCGCCTGACGGCACGCCACCACCAGCACACCAAAAATCAACCGCACATACTCGAGCGAGAGTGTCTCTTGCAGCGGCCACATCAACTGAGCATCGAGGGTGCCGTGACGTATGTCTGTTATCGGCATTTCACCTACACGCGGGATAAGGTGCCGCGCGATTGCTGACTTACTCGTTGCCTTGCGCTCATCCGACAGGTTGCGATCGCGGCTCATCCGGTCGGCGTGCCACTTAAACAGCTCGCCCAGCGTCGACCATGCGGACACGGTGGCACCAGCCTCCGGATCTGCTCCCAACCTCATGCGTAGGTCGGGCAGCGCGGCCAACACAGCTTTCGCCGAAAGGTCGGGATAGGCGCCGATCCGGTTCCACTTCTTCCGAACGACTAGGCTCCAGGTCCCGCGTGGGCGAGCCTCGGTGAACCGGAAATACAACCCCGGGTGACGAGGATCACGCATCAGCACCGCGGCCGGGTCATCGGCACGCCGACGAATTTCGGCATCGGAGAAGGCCACGGTCATTGTCATGCGGCCACCACCGTAGGAGCGAGCCGCAGGTAGGCTCGAATTTGCTCCATCGTGTCGAAATGCCCACGACATACGACCGCCAGATAACCCTGGTCATTGAGCTTGCGAATGCGTTCGTGCTGATTGGGCGAGATCGCAGCATCGTTCGGCGGCGTGGCCTTGAACTCGATGTACAGACCAAAGTAGCCGCCACGGGCCATGGTCAAAACCAGATCGGGAATACCGGCCTTCACGCCTTGTGCTTTCAACTTGCCAGCGACGGCCTTCACGCGATGCCCGCCGTTGGGCACGTGATACATCAACTCGAACACCTCCGGGTAACGTAGCTCAAGCTCGCGCATCAGCGCTGCCTGTTCCTGCCCTTCCCGGTCAACTGGCTTGGCTCGCATGGGCTTCTGCTTGAATAGCTTGGGAGCCGCTGGCGTCATATTGTTTCTCCGGTGAATCGGTCGACCACTTCAAAGGTGGTTGGCCACATCAGACTGCCGAACTTTTTGGCAGCTGTTTCATGCTCGAAGAGCGCAACTGCCCTGTCCGGTTTGTATGTGAGGTCGAACTTGTACGCGCAGCAATGCACGGCGTAGCGATACTCGGCGGCGTTAGTTGGAGCCAGGTGGGGATTGGCCCTGGATATCTGCTTTACGGATTCGCTCATCAGAATCGTTCCTTTTTGGCATATCGACTGGCCAGGCTGGTTACCTTCTCCGGTTGCTCGACAGGCTCTGGCTTCCACCCAACGGCAAGGTTTTCAAAGCGGTTGTACTGGCCAAGGAAGGCTGTTCGGATGGTGCCCATCTCGATGTCTCGACCCTTACCGATGATGATTTCGGCAATGCCCTTGGCTTCGGTGTTTTCGTGGTAGACCTCGTCGCGGTACACGAACAGGATCACGTCCGCGTCCTGCTCGATGGCACCGGATTCCCTCAAATCCGAGGGGATGGGTCGTTTGTTCGGACGCTCTTCGCATTTGCGGGAGAGTTGGCTCAGCAGAACGACGGGAATGCCCAGCTCCTTGGCCAGCAACTTGCAGCCGCGACTGATGCTGCTGACCTCTTCGGTGCGGTTGCCGCCCTCGCCTTCCAGCAATTGCAGGTAGTCGATCATCAGCAGGTCCAAGCCGTAACGCATCTTGTGGCGGCGGGCCAGCGAGCGGATGCGTCCAATCGACGAGCCAGCGCGGTCAGCGATGTACAGCGGAGCGCGGCGAAGCACGCCAGCGGCAGCAGAAAGCTCCGCTCCATGGCTCTGGCACGCCGTCCCGTTCTTCACCAAGGTGAGCGGAATACGGCCCTCGGACGCCACTGCCCGGTCCAGCAACTGGCCTTTGTTCATCTCCAGGCTGATGACGAGCGCTGACTTGCTCTGGCGCACCGCCGCCTCGACAACAAAGCCCATGGCGAGCGTGGTCTTGCCCATGGCAGGCCGACCAGCGACGATGTACAGGTGATCTGGCTGTAGGCCGCCCAACTTTTCGTCCAGGTCTTTCAGGCCAGTCGATAGGCCAATCAGCGTTTCACCGCGAGCATGGCGATCATGACGGTCCTGCCAAACCTCTATTTGATCGACCAGCACATCACCGACTTTGACGATGTCGTCATCGCCGGATCCGCAGTCAATGGCCATGGCCGCAGCCTGGACGGCGGCGATTTTCGCCTGTACATCCTGGTCGCTGTGCGCGATGTCCATCGCTTGGCTGCCAAGGTCAAACAACGACCGCTCGATTGCCCTCTCTCGCACGATTCCCGCGTAGGTCTTGGCGCTGGCAACGCTGGGAGTGCCATTTACGATTTCGGCGCAGTAGGCAAACGCCGGAGAGCCACCCGGCAAGACGCCAACGTGGTCACCTACGGTGAGGAAATCGACGGATTTCCCCGCCGCGCGAACCGCTAGGATCCCCCGGAACACCTCGGCGTTTTCCGGGAAGTAGAACGATTCAGGGGACAGGTCGTCGCTCAGGGAGTCGATCAGTTCAGGGCGCTGCATCATCGCGCCCAACAGGCCGTGTTCAGCTTCGGTGTTGTAGGGATCACGCATTGTAATTGCCCTCCACAACCTTGACGAAGTTGCTCGGAGCGATGAGCCAGTCGAAGTTACAACGGAAGCCCTTGCCGTCACGGCCGGCAACCTTCCCCATCAGCCAGTCGCTGGCACGCACCATGCCGAAGAATTCACGCCAGAATTCCAGATCCTGATGTACAGGACTGTCTGCCCATCGCGCTTGAATCTTGGACTTGCGATCCTTGTTGATCAGCACTACGCCTGGCAGCTCCGGCAAGAGCTCGTTGAACAGGTCGACGATCTGCTGGACTGGTGTCTGTTTCGAATCGTCGCGAGTGGGTGCAGATGATCCTGACGGTTCCTTGATGGTTCCCTTACGGTTCTGGGGGCAGGAAATGCCGGGGTGGTCGGCACCAGTTGCCGGGGTGGTCGGCATTTCCTGCCGGGGTAGGTCGGCATCTGGTGCCGGGGGGCACGAGGTGCCGGGGTTGAAGGTTTGAGGGGTTACGGTGTACCAGGTCGAACGCCCCATTCGCTGGTGCCCCGTGAGAATCAGAGCTTCTTCCAGCCAGCGGATAGCGTTTCGAACAGCGCGTTCAGACAGACAGGTACGCTCTGCAATACGGGCAACGGATGGCCAGCACACGCCCTCATCGTTTGCGTTATCGGCTAGGGAGATTAATACGGACTTCTGCGCCGGGCTCATGCCTTGTAGGGGCCAGCAGGCGCTCATGATGATGGTACTCACAGCTTCTCTCCAATCCTGGATATAGCTGTTACGCCGGGTCGTGACACCTTTTGAAAGTGCTCGAAAAGTGTCACGGCCTGGTGGGTATTGCCGGGAGTAGCGATCATGTTCATAATGGCCTCTCAGTGTTTTGCGTTGTAAAGAAGCCGGTCTAGCCACCGGCTTTTTTGTGCCTGCGATTCAGGCGTTATGGGTGTCCGGCGCATCCGTGGTAGCTTTTTGCTTCCACACACAAATCACCAAAGAGGCCGGACATGGAAAATGAAGCGAATTCGTTAATAGGGATTGTTCGAAAGCAACCGGATATCGATACAAAGCTAGAGGTGCTCACCAAGATCATCAGCACGCAAACCACCGCTACGCTCAACGTTCTTTTGGGTCTGATTTCAGTTGTGGAAAGAACACCTGGAGTCGACAAAGCAGGACTCGTGCGTGAGCTTTTAGAAGTCAAGGAAAGTGGCGGAGGAGATGAGGTCGATCCAAAGCTGTATGACCAATTCATTGATCTGTGTCTCTGGAGGGCCGATCCATCGCGTGGTCCGAAAAGCCTGTGAAGATCTGTTTGCCACTCGCAATCTGAGTGCTTTTAATTGAAATTGTCGTGATTTGACTGGCGAGGTAGTCGAGCTTTTCGTCTGCCCCGCCATCAGTTGGAAATCCCGCTTTGCTTGTTGTTGTCATGTCTATACCCCTTCCGTTATCAAGCAGCTTTCAGCGATTCGCGCAGGACCTGTAGCGCGTCAATTGCTTCGAGGATTGCTTTATCGCCCTGGGCTTTTTCGTTCTGACTGATGTGGTTGTCCGCGGTAGCATCAAAAATCAGGCGACCCACATCACCGCACTCGGCGGACAGATGACCCAGCGCAGTCAGCAGCGGTTTCGGAGCGGGACGCTCGCGTGCCACCAGATCAAAACCGAATTCGTCAGCCAGCGCTGCCAGCGGACCTTTGTCGCCGGTATGCAGCAAGATCCCGAACAGATGTTCGATGGTCAGGTGGTGAGCGTCGTTATCCGGATTCGAGCGCTGGAGCAGGCTCACATGCGGAACACCCATCTTGGCGCTCAGCGACTTTGCTTCGTTGTCCTTGACCGCTTCGTGGCAGGCCCGCAGGAACTTGTCCATTCGTAAAACCTCGTTTCTGTTTCCGTGGTGGCGTTATGCCAATCACGAGATCATTCATTCATCAACTGATCAGGGACGAGCCCATGACCATTTCTTTTCCCAGTCCCGAAACAGGGACCAGCACCAATCTAGAAATCTGTAACCGGCTTACCTTCCCCGTTGTGCGGTCCCTAATAAGGGCTGGAGCTCATCGCTTGGGAGCGAAGGCAATCACATTGCTATCGAGCGGGTTGTTGTCGCTTGCCGCCTTCTTGAGCCCCGGCATGGCTAGCCGCAAAATCTGCGAGGCCAATGCATCAGGAGTGATCCCGATCTCCGACGCCCATCGCGCCAGGTCTTCCGTGTCGCCCTTCCGTAAGTCAACTACTGCACTGGGCATGAATCCCCCTCTGTCGCCTTCTCAGGCGCGTCTTTTCTCCAGTTCAAACGGCAGCTCTCCTAACGTTCGCTTGGCCTCAAGCGCGGCCTCGATGATTTCTCGGCTAAGCACGCTGTGTTGCAGCTTCATGTCACGAGCAACGTCCTTCAGCTCCTGAAAGACTTCGTCATCGAGGCGCACCTTCACCTGGTGCTCGTGCCGGTGGGTTTTATCGTCGTAGGCCATAGATTCACTTCCGCTTTCGGGGTGGCGTGGCGTAGTTTAGGCGGCTGTTTTGCGAGCTGTCTGATGGCGGGAGCAAAGGTCGCGAGCAGTGATTTGCCCGCCTGTCAGCTCTTCCGCTTTGAAAGCCTTCTCGGCGCTCATCAGATGAATTCCGGACACCCAGTACGAAACCGCAGCCTGAGATACGCCGAGAGCCAAAGCTGTTTTGGTTTGCCCGCCGAAGAAGTCGACGAGCCTTTCGATGGGAGTCATTTCGATCCCTACTGATAAGCCTGCTTATATCCTAAGTAGAAGGACACTTATTTGCAAGTCGATAAGGAAACTTATAAATTCCAACGGATGAGCACACTCGCTGAACGAATTAAATCCGCACGAATTCACGCCAAACTGACGCAAAAGGCTCTCGCCCTAAAGGCTGGAGTCGAGCAGCCAGTGATTTCGCAGTTGGAGACTGGAAAGAATCTTCAAAGCGCTCACTTGCCGAAGATCGCGCATGCTTGTGGCGTGAGCGCAATCTGGCTGTCTGAAAATATTGGTCCAATGATCAATGCCGCGAAGGTCGACTCGAACGTAGGCGAAGCTCGCCAGCCGGTTGAGTCTTTCCGGTATCCGGTAATCAGCTGGGTTGCCGCCGGCGCATGGGCCGAAGCGGTTGAGCCCTTCCCTCCTGGATATTCCGATCGGTATGAACTGTCGGACTACGACTCAAAAGGTCCTGCATTCTGGCTTGAGGTAAAAGGTGATTCGATGACGTCGCCAGTCGGAACGAGCATCACCGAGGGGACACTGATCCTGGTCGATACGGAAGCTGATGCCCAGTCAGGAAAATTGGTGGTAGCGAAACTGGCAGATAGCGACCAGGCAACTTTTAAAAAACTTGTCGATGATGGCGGCCGACGGTTCCTGAAACCGCTAAATCCTGCGTACCCTACTGAAATGTGTGCAGAAAATTGCAGGATTGTCGGCGTGGTAGTCAGGGCGCTACAAAAGCTTTAGAGATTGCCCGAAATTTACGCGTCACGAAGCCCACCACCGAGTGGGCTTTTTTGTGCCAGACATCGAAAAGAGTACAAATGTACTCCATGCATCTTGCCAAAATGATTCCGCACCAATACTGTACATTCATACAGTTACGGTAAGGAAAACCGCATGCTCTCCTCCTCGATTCCTACGACAAAACCTCGCACGTCCTACGAATTAACCGGGCGCCGCTTACAAGCGATCATCGCAGCACCTGGCGTTCAAAAGGTTCAAGCGGTCACGGTGTTCAGGCTGGAACACGAAACCGTCGAGGATTGGCAGCGTTTAATCGATGAGATCAGCGAGACGGCAGGTGTAATGGTCGAATCCTTAGAGGGAGGTGCCGTCAGGATCGGTTGGAGACAGTATTGCGAAGCATGAAATGAGCCCGCCGTTTGAGCGGGCTTTTTATCGCCACGAGAAATTTTTATAAGCCTGCTTATTGACGACTAAAATAAGCAGGCTTATATTCGCTCCATCGCCGCCGAGTACCCAACAAGGGACCAGCAAGCGACAGGGCCCATAGGCCTGCCGCTCTTTAACAGTCAGCGCAATAAACAACGGACCGCATTGCCTCTACCGGCGACCGGCGAGCAGACAGGCCCGAAAGCCTGCCCACGACAGGAACAACCTGGACGGCTGCTCGATGGTGAAACGCCAAAACCGTGTATGCCCAGTAGGCACGAATGACCCGGCAAGCAATGCGCCCCGCTCCTCCAGCGGAAATAGGACGGACAGCATCACTGAAGCACCTGGGTAACCGGGTGTTTTGGGATGACAACCAAGGAGCAGGACCATGTTGATACTCACCCGTAAACCAAGTGAAACCATCCGAATTAATGACGACATCACCATCACGGTGCTGAGCGTTAGCGGGCAGCAAGTAAAGCTGGCGTTTGAGGCACCGAAAGAGGTCGCCGTGCATCGTCAAGAGATCTACCAGCGTATTCAGGATGCAGCTAAGGCCTGATCGAAAAGCATCACTTCTGCACCTTGGCGACAGGGAGCAGCGGGATGTAGGCCTACATCAAGCGAAGGGCTCAACAGAGCACAGGTGACATCAAATGAAGTAAGGAATCGACAATGACTGTAGATATCAGCAATTTCATCATCGCCACCCCGCTTCCAATTTCCGACACGAACCCTATTTCCCTGGACTTGATAGGCTGGCGAGCGTTGATCGAATGCCCCAGCGTCATTTCGCTGCTTCCCGACGGATCGCTGCAGATGACAGCGCCCACCCTTGGCGCCTCCAGTAAAAGCGTCCATCGAACTCGTTGTGAATGGAAAGAGCCTGGCTACTGGTTGTTTTCCAGTGCTGCAGACCATTGGTGCCGTCAAGAAATGCGGCTGACGAAGGTCAATTCGTTGCAGAAGGTCGTGATCGGCCAAATTCATGTGCAGGGTTCAGAACGCCCACCGGTAAAGGTGTTTTGGAACAAAGGCAAAATCACCATGGGGTTCCGGTCGAGCTACCTACAAAACGATCCCGTGAATTCGACGGTGCTGGAGAACGTACCGCTCGGTGCGATTTTCAAAATCAACATTCACGCCAACGCCAGCGGTGCCGTTTCTGTATCGGCGAGCTGTAACGGCGTCAAATCAACTTCCGCAATCATGCGCCTCGACAATACGTGGGACACGAAAACTCTCGCCTTCCACGGCGGCGTGTACAACCAGATCGATTACTCCGACACCACCGATCCCGAGGACGCTTCGATCTGCGTAATCAGCGATCTGTCCATCACTCATAGCTAAGACCAACCAGTGCCACGTCAGCCTGACGATAACTGCCCGAGCACCTGGTACTCCCCAGCACCAGGCCGCATCGGAGTGTGATCTGAATGCGCAGGCTGATGCGCGAACGCGTTTCAAACAAGTCGGGTGTTTGAGCCAAGGTAATGACCCATGGCAGGCGGGCACCCTGTGCCGGAGATCAGCGCCGGCCAGATCACACCCCGATGCGGATGATTCTGCACCGCGCAAGGCGGCCCCCTGCATCCAGTAGGACCGGAAACAAACTGCACCTAACCGGAAAAGTTTTTCCAGCCAACTCCAACCGAGGATGACCACCATGAAATAGACCAAAGCCCGAAATTCACTGCATCTGTGAAAGGCCCGAACGTCCAACGGGCCTTTCTTTTGCCCGCCTTTATCCGTCAGCACTCTCCCCTGCGCCCAACGGCAACCAGCAGGCGGCCTGAGTGCTGACGAATACACGCAACGATCCGAGGGAAGGACATGAATCAGACTCTCCAACAGCGCCGCGCCATCCTCGATGGGCTGCGTCAGCGAGCCACACTGGCTACCGCCGAGTTTTATCAAAAGGTAGGGATCTCCTCTCCTGCAATGCCATTGCGCTTCACCGTCGTGCCGCACGGAAACAATCTGTTCGGTGTGGTTGATCGCCAGACCGGCACCGAGCGCGCCGAAGTAGCCGGCCACATGAACGCTTGCCGCTCAGCTCAGGGTTTCGAAAACGCCGCTCACTTCACCCAGGCCGCGCACCTCACTGCTACCAATGTGGCGAGCTGGATGACTCGTTGGACACTGGTTTTTGCCGTGGTTCTTTTGGTCTTCGCGTTCATGGGCATGTCGCGATGAACATAGGCCCAATGCCCAACCCGAAAGACGCCATCATCGCGAACCTGAACCGTCAGTTGGACCATTTTTTCGACGCCGGCGGCAAAGCAGAATCGGCCGCCTCCTTCAAGCCTGAGCACCGACCACCGCGCTCCGACAAGGTCGATCCCGACACCATCCTGAAGCGCCGTCGCCCTTCCCCATCCCACGCTGAACGCATCGCGCTGCGGCGAATAACGGAGGCGTTATGAGCAAGCGTAAGGCGAACAACAGCTTCGCCCGGGCCGAGCGCAGTTGCCGGGCGTTGCTTAGGACAAATCACGTCGCAGTCGTGAACATCGACCCCAGCGGCGCGCAGATCATGGCGAACTGGAAGAGCTGCCGACAGATCCGGAGCCTGGCGATTGCCAACGCTCTGTTCGACTTCTCCTACCGCTGGACGATCTACATCAGCGCCATGTGTCGAGACGAGCGCGGCGTTGAGTACATCAATTCGCTGGAGATATCGCCGGAGGGGATATACAAGGTCGAGCGCCTGACGGATGCCATCGAACATTACTACTTGGAGTTGCGGAACAGCTGTAACCCAAACCACTTGGTCGCTTCTGGGTGGATCGCCGTTCCCGCGGAGGTGTCGCTCGAAGAAGCGCAAGCCGCGAGGCTGTTCTATGCCGCCGGGGCCTGGCACCAGGTGAAGGTCGCAGCATGAGACGCATCAACAACCAGGTGCGCCAGCGCCTTCGTCAATCGCAATTCAAACTTCCACCCAGCGGCCTGTCGGCCATTCCGGAGAAACAGCCATGCCAACCCCAACCGATACCGCCGAGTTCCTCGAAGAGCTCAACGGCGGCGCATTCGCCAGCCAAATCGGCCACGCCCTTTCCGAAGTAGCCTCCGGGGTTGTTGACCACGGCAAGGCCGGCAAGCTGGTAATCACCCTGGACTTCAGCCAGATCGGCGAATCCAGCCAGGTGAAGATCAAGCACAAGCTCGACTACAAGGTGCCGACCAAACGCGGTACCCGCAGCGAGAACACCAGCCTGGACACGCCGATGCATGTCGGCTCCGGCGGCAAGATCACTCTATTCGCGGAGAAGCACGATCAGCTCTTCAGCCGTGAACAAGCCCCTATCACTCCCCGCACCTGATCGCTCGCCCATCAAGGAACCGAAGAATGTCTCTGACCAAAGAAGCAATCCAGCTCATTACCGACACCGCGCTCGAAGCAAGCGGTAAAGCGCTGGCCACCCAAATGCCTACTATCGTTCTCCCCGAAGGTTGCCAGGTGGTAACGCTGGAGAAATGGCAAGCCGGCCGCAGCCGTTTCCGTGGCATCTACTCTACCCACTCGCTGGCCGACTTCAGCGCTTACGTCGCGGCCCGCGCTATCCCGACCGCCAAGGGTTTCATCGACCAGGACGAAATGACCTGCACTCTGCTGTTCAACCTGGGTGATGACACCAACCCTGGCCATGCGGACGACCGCGCAGTGCTGAAGCTGAAGCCTTCGGCTGGCTACAAGGCAGCCCAGGCAATCGGCGGCCGCGCCATGTCGCAGAAAGAACTCAGCGACTGGATCGAAGACTGGCATCAGTACCTGACACCCGTGGATGACGAAGGCAAAGAAATTCCTGTTGCCCGGGCAATTGCCGCAGTACGCACGATCACAGTCAAGGCAACTAGCGAATCCGAAAACACCGTCGGTGACACCAGTGCCAACCGTAGCGCCATGGATCAGATTGAGGCCCGCAGCAAAGAAACGCTGCCAGTGGCCCTGTTGTTCAGCACGAACCCTTACGAAGGCTTGACCGAGCAGCGGATCAGCCTGCGGATTTCGGTTATCACCAGCGGCGCCCAGCCAACACTGAAGCTGCGCTGGGTCGGGGAAGAGGTTCAGCGCGAAGACATCGCTCAGGAGTTTAAGACCGTGCTCCAGCGGAACATTGGCGATGCCGCTGCGCTATCCCTGGGCGCGTTCGATCCGAAGTAAAAAGGAGGCCGGTGGAACCGGCCTTTCTAGTTTCGCATCCGATCAACGTGATTGAGCATCAGGCTCAATGAGCAATCGATGCAGTCCTAACCACGGCTATGCAATAATTTCTAAATCATCGATCGATGTAATTAATCTCTTTAGCGAATCCTGACTTGCAGAGTACTGCCACTGTCGCCTCCACGCAGTAAGTGTCACAACTGCAACACCTGAAGCAATAATTGTAGCAATGAAGCTACAAACCTCGATCACATCCTTCAGAAAACTAATTTTCATATCAAAAAAAAGTGCTGACCAAACAACGCCTGCCACAAATAAAGCGAAGCAAGTACACCACGTAACAAGTCTGCCACTAGAGTTCATTGTGCTCCCCAGATCCGGCCCCATGCCGGACCGAACACAAATACCCCACTTCAACGAATCACGCCAGCCGGCGAGGCAATCGGCTGTCTGGAGCAGTTATGAATCCATATCTGATCACGGGCCCGAACCAGATCGGCATCAGTGGTGGCCGCACCAGCGCCCACATGGTCTACAAAATCCTCGAAGCCCACGGCGGCGCTTTGCCGTCTGACGTGCACCTGTTCTTCCAGAACACCGGTAAGGAGCGCGAGGAAACGCTGATCTTCATCGACCAGATTACCAAGCGCTGGAGCGTGAACATCGTCTGGATGGAATGGTGCCGTGTGTACGGCCAGCCGGATGATGCGCCCTGGTATAGGCTGGTGGACTTCCAAACCGCCAGCCGCAACGGCGAGCCATTCACCATGATGCTTGAGTATTACGCTGCGTACCGGAAGTTACAAAAGAACCTGCCACCGGTGTTGACGAACTTCTCGAACAACATGTGTACCGCGTACCTGAGGGTGAAGATGGGCGAGAAGCACATGCGCGCCCTTGGCTACACCGAATGGGATTGCGTCGTCGGTATCCGATATGACGAGCCGAAGCGCTACTACCGAATTATGGCGGCAAACGATCGAGGCGGCACCCGCTGGGACAACGTCCGCCCCTCCTACACGGCCGGCGTCACCAAAGAGGGCGTGGCGGCCTTCTGGTCAGCGCAACCCTTCGATCTGGGCATGGATTCGGATTACGGCAACTGCGACCTATGCTGGAAGAAGAACGAAGGCAAGTTGATCAAGACCATCATGGACGACCCGTAGCGGGTAATCTGGTGGTCAGGTACTGAGGAACGGTTCGGTCAGGTCTTCCGACAGGACCGCGCCGACTACAAAACGATGGGCTGGTCTGCCGAGCAAAGATCCCGGCAGACCGATTTCGATTTTGACTATCTCTCTGAAGATATCGACTGCTTTTGTGGTGACTAAACGACGGAGGTCAATTGTTGCAATGAAGATTCTTTCACCAACTGTTCGTAGTTGCCTCCAGTCGGTACGGTGTTCAAATACTCATCAATTGCGTTGTTATCATCCACCATCGATGACATGCGGGCGTGATTGGCGTGTGTCTCTCTCAAGCTAGCGGACGTTTCAGGTTTCGTAGCCATATCTGCCAGCGCTCTTTGTGCATATCCAGGTATGTCACGATGATAACTGTAGGTCGTTCCACCTTTTCTAATAACTCTATCTAACAGGATAAGGTCACCAGTTGGAACAATATCTGGCCGAGCTGTATTATTTAAAGCAACGTCAATTGTCTTACCATTGAACTCAACCCACGCATGAGACGCGACGCCATCCCATGAGTCTTCACCAACCCAACCGACCACAACATTTACATCGATATTTTTTTCTTTCTTCAAATATCGCTTTAAAAAGAATGAGAGGTGATAGCACCCACCAACCATGTCACCTTCTTTGACAATCTTTTTATGAACTTGCGAAGCCACATCGGCAACTACTAGTTCGTCAGGACTAAGCGTAGCTAGCCATTCTTGGTTCAACTGCTCGAACGATTGCCCAGCCAATTTCTTCTGTCGTGCCTGACCCATACCACTGCTCCTTAGGGGTTAAGCGGCAAACGGTATCTTTTCCTAAGTCAAAACGCCACCACAACCTCTACCGCCGAGGCATGCCCCCGCATAAGACGCCCCATGCCCACAGAAAAAACCCGGCCGAGCCGCAGCCCAGTCTTGCCGCCGGTGCCAACCTCAATCCAGCAACCTGCGTCGACGTCGTAGAACGCCTTCGGCATGACTGCAATGGTGCATGCGTTAAATGGCACCACACAGCCTGCGCCCTGTTCACCGTGCAGGCCAAGCAAATCGATTACGGTTTCGAGCCGGTCTATGCCGGGCCACTCAAGAAAGCAACGAATGCGATTTCCTATAGGTTGATGAGGATGACCAGCGGGAATTCCTGGCCGAACTAGACGACCACACCGTCACCGGCTGGTACAAGCGCTGGGAGAAGGCGGCGATTCTCGACGGCACGTTGATCATCACGTCGAAACCGGCTGTAAATAGCAATGAGCCGAGAAAAAATTAAAACGCTCGGGACTTTAATAAGGCGTCTCTAGTCCGACCAAGTACGTCTTGCAACCCGGCAAAAAGATCAACCAAACTATGAGTTTCCCCTCTAAAAGTGAAATTCCCACTGGCCGGATCATACTGCCTCATCATATCGCTTTCCTCCATTCCTTGAATTCCTCCCTTAGCACCAACGTAATCTTGAACATAATTTTTGCGCTCACTCGTTTGCATCCAATGATCTATACGCTCGTCGAAATGTTCTAGATGATCCCTCAAAGTTCGAGTTTTAAGCACATGCTCTGGATCTTCAATACGCAGAGCGGACAAGATCTCCGCAGATCGCATCCGTGCTATGCAGGTATTGCACATAAGCCCCATAGCGCGGGGCTTATCACAAAAGCAATTCTGCTTTGGGGATAATGCTGGAGGCCAAATCAATCTTGAAATGTTACTGAGGTGAGTTAAGAAGCTGTGAACTGAACGAAAGTACTCTTTGTTAATTTCTAACCGCTGCTCAGATCTCATAGCCATCATTTGTTGCGGTTGTATAGCGGAGACTTTATCAAGAACATTAATAGCATTTAGGGCCATTAGTGATTGTGACTCTAGCTCGCTCAAGTAAACCCTTAGTACATGCTTATCCATTACGGTCTCATCCGTGGCCATTCGTTGTAACCCAACGATAGCTCAAATCCCCCTCCCCCTTCAAAGTCAGTGGCTATAGCGGCAAGGACGAAGTCATGTCTGAAGAAATCAAGCCGGCCGAGCCGCTACCAAGCCTGGCGACCGGTGCCGACCTCAATCCAGCAACCTGGGCTGACTTCGTCCAGCGCCTGCGCCATGACTGCAAGAGTGAGCGGGTCCGAGACCACTGCACTGCCGCTGCCACCTTCATTGTCGAGGCGCGACGCATTGTCTCCGGCCTGGACATGGATTATACCGACAAGTGTCTTGCGTACTGGGACAGCGGCGAGTCAGTAGCCTACTCGGTGAAGGAGTACTGGGACGGTTTGTCCAGCTACGAGAAGAGCCAGCTCAATAAAAAGATGCAGGCTTGTTCCGATTGCCAGTTCATGAAGGCCGACGAGTCGGATCAGTGGTGCGTGCTCGGCGAGCTTCCCGAACACACGGTCACCGGCTGGGACGATCGCTGGGAGTACGTCAACGCTCACTTCACCCACGCTGCCGCCGAAGCGTTCATCAAGCGCAAGAAGCACGACTATCACGATGGGATGTGAGTTTACGTCGAGTCGCAGTATTACGCCTGGGAGATTGAAGCCATCAAGGCGGCGATCCTCGACGGAACGCTGACCTACACGTCGAAGCCGGTCGTGAATGCCCATGATCTGGTATCGACATTGAAAACAGCCTCCTCTTAAGCAAGAATGGCGATTGGCTATCGCTCTGATGCAGCCGCATTCAACAGGGAAAAATGGAATGAAGTTAAAGTTTGCTGCCGCTCTCAGCTGCCTCCTTGGCGTTTCAAGTGTAGCCTTTGCTCAGCTGGATTTTCAGTATCAGGAACTGCCTCAGGATCGATCCAGCCGGGAATTTGGCGCTCAAATTAAAGCTCTAGAGAAAGTGATCGACGGCCATAAGTGGGCTACCGATAACGGCTCTGGTTTCATTATTACCTCAATCCCAAACCCTATACCAACCGCCACAAGTGACCGAGCGGTAAACGGCTTGTACTTTGGGATGCAACGCTTTGCGTACAATGAAGAACAAGTACGTTCAATGCCGTACGAGCTTTATGCCAGGCAGAGTGAGCGAGTAGGCTATGTGGAGCTTTGGGACGATGAAAGCAAGGAATCAATGCATATAAAAATCATTGATGCCAATACACTTGAAGTTTTACGTTACGCCAAAGAGCGTGACGAAAAAGATCGACTCATATACATAAAAGTAGCGCAGTTCGCGAAGAACCCACACGCCGATAGACTTGAAAGCGCGGAAGAAAGCGGCGTATTTCACTGATTTCAGGTAAACAACGGGAGGCACTTTTGTACCTCCCATCTTAGAGCTGGCGCATCTGCCTGGGTAGATTTAATCAAAAGTCTCACCTCACTTGTTTAACGCCCTCCTCTATCAAAGTCAGCCGCTATAACGGCGGTACGCCGAATGAAAAGCTCAGATAGCAGGCGGGAAATTATCGGCAACGGTTACGAGTGGGGCATTCATAAAGGCATCCCAGCACTGATAGGCGTCGTGCTGCCTCTTGGTCGCAATTTCCCATTCAGGTCCCGAAACACACCTGGATGACACAAGCATCATCATTCCCATGGTGGAGGCGTCAAGTTCTAACAAGAGTTCGTGTGATTTCATCCTGAAGTCGTCGATAGATGCCATGTCTGTGCCCTGGGCGGAGCACACCGCCATCGAATAACCGTTGTCACTCGGGTGGTTGAGTGTGACGTGAGAGAGATAGTTCATACCAATTCACTCCCAGCAACACCAGCTGCCCTACCTCTGGCTCTATAAGGCGCCGCGGCGCTAGGGTTCACCCCGCCAGCTACCTTCAGGGGTGAAAGCGTGCGCGCAACTGGCGGGTTGAACCAATAGACCTTAGTCCATTCAGCCTGGCTAACACCCCTCATCTGATTTCCACAATCCCACCTACCAGCCTGCCGGTGAATGGCGGGCGAGGAAAGCCTATGTCAGCAGTTCAACGATTCCACGAAGCAGCAAACGATGCACTGGTGAAGCTCAGCGAACATTGCCTGCCAGGCGCCAAACTGTCCTTGGTGATTTACACCCCAGGCGAGCCAGAGCGGGACATCGTCATCGAGGACCAAGGCCTGGATAAAAACGAAGTGGTGAACGCCCTGCGCCGGCGCGGCCTCGGCATCGACGGCGACAACGCCTACAAACGCGACCTGCTTGATTCCGCCGTGGGAGCGATGGCCTTCGGCGTGCAGAACCGGAACCCGCCACCGGCCGGGCACTGGGGCCATCGCTTCTGGGATATAGGCCGTGAAGAGCGTGCGCTGGCTGAAGAGCTGGTCGAGGCATTGAAAGATCTGGCAGATGACATTGCTGATCGTTTCGACCTGGACTCGCCAAGCACCAACCCCGGCATAAAAAATTACGTTGAGCGCATTCTCGCCGTAATCGTCAAAGCCACCCAATAACCACCTTCTGCCGCCACGCGCGGCATGGAGCATCATCATGGAAATTCAAAGTGAAACTCTCGCCGATGAAGAGCTGGCTGCTATCACCGGCTATCAAATCCCTTCACGCCAACTTAGATGGCTCAATCAAAATGGCTGGAAGTACGTGCTGACCGGTGCGCGCCGCCCTGTCGTCGGTCGGGTATATGCCCGAATGAAACTAGCTGGGGTCAGACCATCAGCAGAAAACGTTGCGGCCGAAGCCTGGTCACTGGACTTGTCACGCGTGGGGTAACGAATGCGCCCAAGAAAGGCAGCAAACAGAGACCTGCCGCCTCGAATGATCCGGCGGGTAAGGACGCTGAAAAGCGGTGTGCAGTGGGTGGGTTATTACTATGACGGAAAGGATGATGCGGGGAAAAGGATTGAAATTCCTCTTGGGGGGGATTTGGACATCGCCAAAGCAGAATGGGCGAAGCTCGACTGCAAGCCGGTACCGGCGAAGAACACTTTGCTGGGCAAAGTGTTTGACCGTTACGAAGCTGAAATCATCCCCAGCAAGAAGCCGAGAACCCAGAAGGACAATCTGCTCTCGCTGACACAGCTCAGGAAGGCATTCAGCGATGCGCCGATCAACGCGGTGACACCACAGGCAATCGCGCAGTACCGTGACAAACGAACCGGTAAGGTTCGGGCGAACCGCGAAATCTCGCTGCTGTCACACATTTACAACATCGCCAGGGAATGGGGGGTCACCGACAAGGAGAACCCCGCCTCTGGCGTGCGCAAGAATAAAGAAACGCCCCGCGACTTCTACGCCGATGCGACTATCTGGAACGCCGTGTACGGAGCAGCATCGCCTGAGCTGAAGGATGCCATGGACTTGGCCTATTTCACCGCTCAGCGCCCTGCTGATGTTCTGTCTATGCGCGCCACGGATGTCATTGATAGCTTCCTACAAGTTGCCCAGGGCAAGACGTCGAAGAAGTTACGCATTCGGCTCGAGGCTGGAGAGGTCATCAATGGCCTGGGCGAACTGATTGAGAGGCTGCTCGAGCAACGAAAGGCGCGCGCCATCCGGAACCCATACCTGATTGTCACCGAGGATGGTCGACGGGTGACCGCGGCAATGCTTCGTCTGAGGTTTGACGATGCACGCAATACCGCGATCAAGGAAGCATTGGAGAATCAGGATGCCCATCTTGCGGCCAGCATTCGCCTATTTCAGTTCAGGGATATTCGGCCAAAGGCTGCCAGCGAAATCGACGATCTGGGGCATGCAAGTCGCCTGCTTGGTCACACCGACAAGCGCATCACCGAGACGGTTTACCGGCGCGTCGGGGAGATCGTAAAGCCCACCCGATGAGGCCGAGCAGGTCAAATTCGTTTCCGCAAGTAAAGTGCCACCCCTTGATTTTAGCGGCCTCCAGAGCATCGGAGAATGCTCACTTGCGGAAACCAATAAAGGACAACTAATTGATATATAACGATTATTTGTCGGACTTGAAAACCGTCGACTGTAACAGGTCCATGAGTTCGAATCCCATCGCCTCCGCCATCTTTATACGACAAAGCCCTGATTTATCAGGGCTTTGTCGTTTCTGGGGTTTGGCTTTCCCTGCCATCTCTAGGCGGAGCGTTTGCCACTCAGATTGCCATTCAGACTGTTTTACACGTTAACCA